CCCTCAACAGCCAACTTGTGAGCCTCCGCATAGTTCGCAGTTTCACAAAATGTGGTATCGCCTTTATCTGATTGCTGTTTGTTCGGGTTCGCATTGGCATAAGCCAACATGTCACCAAACGAATCAAACTTATCTAGCACAATATTCTTACCATTAACCCAAGTTAATGTACCCATAATGAAACCTCCCAGTTTCGTAAAAACGATATTGAATGATAACCGATGCCACTAAATAGTGACACCAGCCATTACCTTGTCCAACTGCTCAGGCTTGAGCCCAGCGGTTATCTGTGTTGCAAACGCCTTCGCAGGAGCCATCCCAGCACCAATCTGCTTGGCACCATTCAGTGTGTTGCGTGGGGTAACCAACACTCGCAACCCAGCACTGAACACATTGGCTCTAGCCTTGCGAATCGCTGTAATCCACAAACGGGACACATCCAACGACAAGCCAACCGAATTAAGCATCGCATCTTCAACATTCTCATCAATGTCAATGTCAATCGTTGCAAAACGATTGAGAAACGCCTTGTCAATCGGGTTACGACCAACATACTCGGCGGTAGCACCATTACCGTAGGTATTCGCTGTGGCAATCGCAACGAAATTCGGATGCCGTGAAACCATGCCATCGGCAAACGCCATAGCATCGTTCGCAAGGGCACTGTTTAGCACATTGAGCACATTCGGGTTGCCGTTGTCTACTTCATCCAGCAAGAACACACCGCCATGCTCAAAGATACGGCGAAACTCGGTACCAACATAGTTGCCACCGCCAGCCATATAGCCCACCAACGCCGATTCAGGAGTCTGCCCCGAAACCGACTTGGATGCAAACGGTACATTCAACGAATCAGCAACTTGCTTGCCAATCGTAGATTTACCAGTACCAGCCGAACCCACCAAATAGGCATGGACACCAGCACCAACAGTGTGCAAAATATCGGTAAACCGATTATGCAAAACACCTTGAATCTGAACCGTAGGTTTATTGGCAACCGTGATATTCGTGACCTGAGGACGAAGCGAATCAATCTGCTTGGTGACCTCATGCTTGAAGCCATTAAACAGTGGGTCAATCGCATCGGCAACTAGTTGCTGAACTTGTGTTTCATCAACCCCAGCCTTGAACTTGTCCAATGCAACTTGCACCGCATTATGCACCACAAGTTGAATCGCACCATCCAACGAACCAGCCGAAACCGTAGGTTGAGGAACCACTAAGGGCTCATAAGGCACTGAATGTACAGGAGGCGAATAAACAATAAATGGCTTGCCATTCACAATAGCATCATTAATCGCAACCAGCGAATGATACTGAGCAGGCTTACCCTTGAAATAGATACCAAGAAAATTGCATAAAGCAATCTTCTCATTCTTCACACAATCACTAAAGTGCTTAGTGCTGTTGTCCTCAAAAGTGACAACATAATTACTTGAGTCATATCCTATGACTCTCAACGATTTAACTGCTGACATACAACCTCCCAGTCGTACTGTTGTGTAATGGCTGTTCGTTCACGAACACCTAATGGCAAACACCATGTTCGCCCACCATCGTATTCAATTAAGTATAGCGAACCACTAACTAGCAACTAACGAACCAAACTCAACATTACGAAAACAACTAGCCTGATAAGCAACCTCACCAACAACATCACAATATACACCATCAATCGTACCCTTATCAGACACCTTACCCGAACGCACAAACTGACGGCTAACCGTATAGGTATCATCCCAACCTAGTTGGATAGAAACCCTGTAACCATTCCCTACGGGAAGCAACACCTGAACAGTCTCACCATCTGAATCGTTTACAACAGTAACCCTGCCACCCGAAATCGCCAAAACATTCATGCCACCAAGTTGTCTAAGCAACTCATCAGCATCAAAAGAACGCCCAACATTCGTACCCATAAATGAACCTCCCAGTTCGTAATCGCTACTCAATCTGCATAATTGCATCGTAGATGGCAACGGAATCGCACCATTGCTAGGACACTAGCCCCATCTCTCGTAATTCACTCGTAAAGGTACAATAGCACCACACCATGAATCACTCCGCAAGTATCGGCAACATGTCCCCGAACCGCATACCCTAAAAGCATGCCGATGACTACAAGCCGAAACTCGCCTCAATCGTTGCAACCAAGCGGCTCACCGCTTACCTAATGACGACACATAATCAATGCATCCAAATTGCAACCACTCAGCATCTCGCCATCTGAGCACTTGAATGACCGAGGCAACCTGCCATCGTCAATCACAGCGAACACTTATGAGCCACCAATAACGATGGTGTGTTCTATCGTCTGATATGCCTCGTCAATGTTGTCGCATTGAGTCATCAGCAATTCAGAACCGATGCCAAACACTATTACACATCCCAAAACAAAAAGCAAACATCAAACCCCACGCCTTTTATTCCGCCTGTTTCCCTACGCATAATGCACACCGAAATTCACACGCTAAACACATGGTTTGCCCAAACCCCCATAACCCCACCAATAAGCACTAGTCAGTTTCACAGTCCGCCACATGCCCGAATGACCCACATTATGGCATGCATCATGCACCCATGACTGGTACATGTGTTCACATCGTGCGACCCATCAAAAGCCATAATGATTATGGTCTGATATATCACCAAAATATCAACTTATCCACAGGTCACATCCATCGGGTGGGGGAGCATGGGGGGGTACGGGTCACACACTCGTGTATGATTCTTATAGCCTAGGGTTGGAGCACTATTTTTGGGGAGTCGGATACCCCCCCACTAGTTGTTTGGGTCCCCCGACCTAAATATAATATATAAAAATTTTAAAAGTTTATTATGCTTTTTTGTTGCGTTCTTTAACTTTAAACGGTTTTAGTTTAAGTTTTGTTTTTTCTTGTTTTGTATAATTCATTTTGTATGCGGGATGTTGTCCCGCATTTTGACTTCCTAAGAAACCTAGGTAATTGCTGTCTCTGCGTATGGCTCTGTTGTATGTTTTGTTATCTTGGTAGTTTAATCTGCGGTTTTCTTTTTGTGGTCGTTTAGCCTTTTTTAATGGGGATGGAACTGGTGATTTTGAATCATCTTCCCAGTTTTTAGGTTTTTTAGCAGCCATTAGCAATCCCATTTACGCAACGCTAGGGCTTTGCGTGTTGGTCGTCCTTTGGAGTCTTTCATTGGTCCTGCCATGCCACCCATGCGTGCGCAAAATGATTTGCGGCGTGCCGCCGACTTTGGTGATTTGGCTGCTTGTTTAGCGGAGACAGGTGGTTTAAGTGTTCCACCTGTTTGGGCTTTGTATGATGCACGCCCTTTAGCGTTTAACCCACCCTTAGGGTTTTTGCCTTCTTTTCTTGTCCACGCAGCAGTTTTTGGCATTACCTATAGTTCCTTGTCTTTTTCGCTATTGTTTTAGGTTGTTTAACAAACTGTTTACCAGCCTTAGTGCCTTTACGCTTTGCAGCAGTAGTCTTAGCGTACTCTTTAGCAGATAATGCTTTAATGGCTTTAGATGGCAGGTACCGTTCACCAGTAGCCTTAGGTCCCACTGTAGATGGTTTACCTGACTTAGTACGCCACTTCTCTCCAGACCATTTACTGAGCGATGATTGTGCAGAGGTCTTAGGTCCCGAGTATCCACCTTTAGCCTTCTTGTAGCGTTGTGCTACTATTTGTGCTTTACGGGCTGACCATTGCCCTGCTTTGCCACCATCGGTACCAGATTTAACAGCAGACAATATGCGCTGTCGTAATTCAGGTTTAGTGTATGCCATTGTTGTCCACGCCTATTGTGATTGTGAACAGCACAAACTGTTCTATTGTGTCGCTTCGTGTTACTCAGCGACCTAAAGTATCTAGTATCCCTTACCCCCCCTATAATCCCCCCCGTTGTTCCCTACAGGAACAAATTTTCTATTAGTAACATGGACAAAGAAAACATCCTAGATGTGCGCCAAGAAAAATATTTGAACTGGCTATGTACGCCAGCGTCTGCACGAATACCTGCTAGTCAGGAAAAGTATGCTCAGCAGGAAGGTATTGACCCGACAACTCTTAGACGCTGGCAGAAAAAGCAGTCTTTTAAATCTGAGTGGGCTAAACGGGTTGATGAACTGCAGGGTAGCCCTGAGCGTTCACAGAAGTTGTTAGACGCATTATACGCCAAGGCGTTGGATGGCGATAACAAGGCTGCACAGTTGTATCTTCAGGCAACCAACAGGTTGGCTCCTACTCAGATTAAGGTTGAGCATTCTCAGAAGTTGGATGAAATTTCTGATGTTGAGTTGGATGCGTTGATTGCTCGGGCTGCTTTGGGTGAGAAACATATTCGGCAGGAAACTGCCGAGTTTGCTAGGGAACTGAAAAGTCTATAGTTATGGCTGCTCCTACTAATGATGCGATGTTTGTGTCCTTACAGGCGCAGTATCCTACTTTGTCCACTTTGGGTGACATGATGTATGCTTTCGCTCAAGATAATGGTTATAACTTCCGTAACACTCTTGGTTACGAGTTTTATGCTGCCACTGGCGCTACGGGGACAACTCGGGGCGATTTGGCTAACTCGTATTGGAATGACCCAGATTTTGCAGTTTCCAACTTAGAACAGGAAGATGGAACAGATTTGTTACTAGAGGATGGTTCATTCATTTTAATGGAGGCTGGCAATGGCTGATAAGAAGATAACTGCTTTAACGGCGCTGACTGGCGCCAACACGGCTAGCACAGATGTGTTCCCTGTTGTGGATGTGTCGGCTACGGAAACTAAAAAGATTACTGCAGCAGAGTTGGCTGCCGCTATTGCTGTTATTGGTTTAGATGCTGGTGGTGGTGTTCCAACAAAGATTCATGGTATTGAACTACCTGCTACACATATGATTCGTTTTGAGGGTGCTACCGATAACAATTTTGAAACTTTTTTGACGGTTGTGGACCCGACTGCTGACCGTACTCTTACTTTCCCTGACGAGACTGGTACTGTGGCTACTCAGGCGTATGTTGATACTGCTACGGCTAGTGCAACGGTTGATTTCGCTGACGCTGACAATATTCTGGCGAACGCAGTATTTCTTTAGGGAACGATTTAACCACTTATTAGGAGATAACACATGGCAACATTTACTAAAAAAATTCTTTCAGGTAGCACAGATGGCAAAGCCATCAAGGTTGTGCAGACTGCGACTGCTGGTACGACAATTCATACTGGTTCGGCTACGGCTACAACGCATGATGAGGTTTGGTTGTATGCGGTTAATAGTTCTAGTTCGGATGTTAAATTGACGATTGAGTGGGGTGGTGTTTCTTCGCCTGACGATTTGATTGAGTTGAATGTTCTTGCGGAGGCGGGTCTTGTTTTGGTTGTTCCTGGTTTGTTGATTAAAGGTAATGCTACTCCGCTTGTTGTTAAGGCTTTTGCTGCGACTGGGAATGTGATTTTGTTGCACGGGTATGTAAACCAGATTACGGTTTAAGGATTTAGCGATGTCTAGATTTGGTTCTCGCTCACGGGTTTCTACTTACACTTCGGACTGGATGCCGACAGGTGACGGAGCAGCATCAATTAATTTAGAATATTTAATTATTGCTGGCGGTGGTTCAGCAGGCGGTGGCGGTTCTTTTGGTGGTGGAGCAGGTGGTTATCGTACTAATGTTCCTGGGGCTGCTTCTGGGGGTAATTCTCCTGCGGAAGCCGCTTTAATTCACAAAACACAAGAAACATTAACGGTTACGGTTGGTGGTGGTGGTGTAAACAGCGCTTCACAGACTGCCCCTCTTTATTTGGATGGAATCGGGTCAAATAGTTCTATTTCTGCTCCTTCAATACCCTCAATTTTATCGTATGGTGGTGGAGGCGCTAATGCTACTAGCCCAGTCACAGGTACTACAGGTGGTGGCGGTTCAGGGCAAGGGCAGCAGCGTGCTGTAGGGTCAATACCTGCATATTTGAATGTTGCAAACCAAGGCAGTGTTGGTGGAGTTATGGGTTCACCAACCAATAATCAACCAGCAGGCGGTGGCGGTGCAGGTGGTGCAGGTGGTAACTCATCACCGACAGTAGGCGGTAATGGTGGTGCTGGGATTTCTTCGTCAATAACTGGTTCTGCGGTTTCAAGAGGCGGTGGCGGTGCAGGTGGATGTAATCAAAACAACGCAGGTGGAACGGGTGCAGGTAACGCATCTGCTGGTGGTGGAAATGGTGGATTTAACGGTACTCCAGGAGACAACGGAAATCCTGCCGTAAACGGCAACACAGGCACAGCAAATACGGGTGGCGGCGGCGGTGGCGGTTCATTGCCACACGGTCCTGGTGGTGGCGATACTAGTGGTCAAGCAGGTGGTAGTGGGGTTGTGATTGTCCGCTATCTTACTGATACTGCTCCAGCAAACGGCTCAGGTGGCACAAAAACAACTTCGGGAAGTTATACTATTCACACATTTAATAGTTCGGGAACTCTTACTTTTTAATTAAAAGGACAAAACAAATTGTGATTGAAAATGGTATTGGTGTTTTTGAAAAAGTTGTTCCTCACGAAATATGTGAAGGGCTTATTTCTCTTTATGAAGCCCGTGCAAGTTTGGGGAAAAAGGTTTCTAGAAATTTTCATTTGTTGCATGACGAAAAACAATTTTATGCTCGGGAACCTGAAGGCGACCAAAGTGGTTGGAGTGATTGTTTGCTTAACCACGACGATACTTTTTTATATGCAAAAATCGCTGACATTTTTTGGGAACAATGTTACAAACCTTATACGGAAGAATACCCACTTCTGAATGAAATTAGTCGTCACAACATGGGTTATTTAAGTATTCAAAAAACAAAACCTGCTCGTGGATATCATTCTTTTCATTGTGAACAAGGTTCGGCTGCCTATGGTAAGAGATTAGGTTTTTTTATTCTTTACTTAAATACGGTTGAAGATGGTGGTGAAACAGAATTTTTGTATCAAAGCAAACGAGTCAAGCCCGTTGAAGGCACGATTGTTATTGCCCCAGCATCATATATGTACGCCCATCGGGGCAATCCCCCTTTAACAGAAACAAAATACATTGTAACAAGTTGGATTGAGTTCCAAGAATAGGAAAAATTATGGCACATTTTGCTGAATTAGACAACAACAACATTGTTAAGCGTGTAATTGTTGTAGATGACAACGATTGTTTGAACGAAAATGGTGAACACGAAGAAGAGGTAGGTATTGCTTTTTGTAAAAACCTGTTGGGGCAAGACACAAACTGGAAACAAACTTCCTACAACACAAAAGCAAACATTCATGTAAATGGTGGTGTTCCTTTTAGAAAAAATTATGCTGGAATAGGTTATAGTTATGACGATGAACTTGATGCATTTATCCCACCGCAACCTGGGCTTAGGGGTTGGGTTTTGAATGAAACAACTGGTCAATGGGAAGCACCAACACCAAAACCTGCTTTTGGTATGCACATTTGGAGTAACGAAACTGTCAGTTGGGTAGCCATTGATTAAAAAAAATACTAAGTTTTTCCACGAAACTTACGGGTTATTTCCTACCCCTTTAGCATCTTTTGATTTTAGTCATATTTTAACAACCGACAATCTTAATTATGCAAAAAAAATACTTGAGGATTATGAAAAAAACATGGGCAATGTTACTTCTAAAAATGGATTTGTTTTAGAGTTACCCCAACTTGTTGAGTTAAAAAATTTTGTTAATGAATCCTTAGATATTTTTATGAAAGAAATTGTAGGCTCAGCAAACGCTAAAGTAGGTGTTACTCAATCGTGGTTAAATTTAACCAAAAAGGGAGAATTTCACCACCAACACTCTCACGCCAATTCCATTTTTAGTGGAGTTATGTATTTACATACTTCAGAAAATGACAGAATAGTTTTTAGTCGCCCAATCGGACAAAACAGTTCTTATTTTTTAGAAGTCAATTCGTATAATAATTTTAATTCCGAAACTTGGTGGATGCCTGCTTCCTTAAACAAAATGTATATTTTTCCATCGTGGTTAAGACATGAAGTTCCTGCGATAGATACTGACGAAAGAATAAGTCTTTCATTTAACACTTTGCCGCTAAGCGGATTTGGTACATACACTAGCAAAACTTTTATGCCTTCTTTGGAATGGAAAAATGAATTGTGAATTTTGACCCAACAACACAGTTATCTAAATTTGTTTTAGTGTTTCGTGATTTAATTGAACCTTCTGCTTGCGATGAAATTATTGAAACATCAAAAGACGGGTGGTTAAAACACAGTTACAGTTACCCTGGGAGCAACCAATACGAATCTTTTGTTGATGACCCAGATGTTTGTGCGCCGAGTAAAGAAATTGCTCATTCATTAAATTCGGTTATTAAATTTGCTATGAAAGAATATCTAGATTATTTAGACTTAAATAAAAATTTTGCTTTTACAAATTATTCTTCTGTAAGATTGAACAAATATCAAATAGGTCAGCAGATGAAAAAACATAATGACCACATTGGTACTATTTTTAGCGAAACAGGAGAACGAGGTATTCCGATTTTATCATTTGTCGGTTTATTGAACGACGATTACGAAGGGGGCGAATTTGTAATGTGGGATAACACAATTATTCCAATCCCCAAAGGTGGAGTGGTTGCTTTTCCGTCTTTATTTTTGTATCCCCATGAAGTCCGTCAAGTGACAGCAGGAATAAGAAACTCTTTTGTTTCTTGGGCATGGTAAAATTAACACGCTGGCTCATACCGCTACCAGCAATCCTGTTTGCGCTTACAGCGCAAACTGTTAATGCTGAACCAATCTTAGGGATAGAAACCACCTATTACACGATTGACGAAATACCGCCAGTCCAGTCGGACACCGAATACTTAGTTTGCGGAACAGAGGTTGAGAACAACATCAACCGCAACTACGACTATGAGTTATTTGAGAATTGCACCGATGATTTGTTTATGGTCCACATGACAGGCTTCATAGACATACCTGAACACGACACGATTGAGTTTATGCTTGCCACAGATGATGGTGGCGAAATGGAGATTGACGGCAACACATTCGGCAACTGGAACGACCAAGGTTGCTCATGGATGATGTCAGGCGAACTAATCCTAGAGTCTGGTAGCAACGCTTTCAATGTGTGGATGTATGAGCATGGCGGGAACTCGTGCATCATGCTCGCATGGAACATAGACAATCAAGGTTGGATGATTGTGCCTGATGAGGTGTTTACTACAAATAATGTATCTATTACTACTACTACTGTTCAGGAGACTACAACATCATGGGAGCCAAGTACAACATCCACGACTACGACAACGACAAGTACTACTATTGCGGAGACAACCAGTGTCCCTGTAACGACAATTACAGTAATCCCTTCCACAGCAGTGACCATAACCACAGAGCCAGTTCAGATATCAACAACCACATCCACGACAACAACAACTGAACCGCCTTATACATCAACTCAAACATCTAGCACTATTCCCACCATTGAGATTCAACCCGTAACCACCGTAAACGAAACCGAAACCATAGTTGTCGTAACTGAAACAACCGAACCCGAAACATTTATAACCGACCCCGAAGAAATAACTGTACCTGATACAACCGAACCAGAAACATTCGTGACCCTACCCGAAACCATAACCGTACCCGACACCACCGAACCTGAAACAACTACAACCTATCCTGACGGTCCTGTTGAAGATACTGTTGAGACAACCATTCCTGAGACATTCGTTTCCGATATTCTTGACGAGATTCTTCTTGACGAAAAAGAACAGCAAACACAGCCGCTACAGCCAGAGGAAGATATATCAGAAACAACGCTATTAGAAGTAGAGAGTTCATCAACAACCAGTGTATTGTTCCTTAAAACAGAAATTGTTGAAGATGAACCCATTAGCAGTGAACAGTTTTCTGCGATTATAGAATCTATTGATGAAGCAACACCAGAGCAGGTGACAGCGATTATAGAAACTGTGTTAAATAGTGATGTTTCTAGCGACCAAGCCGCAGAGTTGGTGTCTAATGTGGCTGTTTTGCAGGTTATTACAGAATCTGACGCTAAAGAGTTGTTTTCTGAGGTTGTCCCCGCTGAGTTGTCGGAGGAACAGGCGGCGTTAATTGTGGAGGCTGTCCAATCAGCACCTAAGGAAGTTCGTAAAGCATTTGAGGCGGTGATTGACATTTTTGGTTCACAATTTGAAAGTTATGTGCCAACTGGGTCAAACATTCCTGTTAGCGAACGGCGTACTTTGGTGGCTATTGGGGCAACATTGACAATGTTGCCTGCCCCTAGGGTTAGACGATAGTGAAAAAAATATTGGATTACCTTGTGGATAATGCATGGACATGGGCGGGAACTGGCATGGTTTTGATTACTTTGTCTGGTCCTACTTTTAGACAGGCAGCGTTTCTTACTGGTATGGCGATTATGGTGCATTCCATAATCACTTTTAGTCAAAAGGATAACAATGAATAATATGATTGCAAAAAGTTTAGACCTTGTACAGCGTTTGGTTTCGCTGTTTATTGCTAGTGCGTTGCCAATTGTGACTGGTGGCGCTATTTTGGGTGTGGATGTTGTTAAATCTGCTGGTGTGGCTGGGCTAACAGCGTTGTTTGGTGTTGTTCAAAAGTTGGCTGCCGCCAGTGTTGATGGCGAGTTGTCGGCTGATGAAATCAGCAAGGCGTTCGGTAAATAGTGCCGTATCCTGTTGTTACAGTAAAATACTGTAGCCATTTAGCAGGGAAAAAACCTAGTCAGGTTACGCCAGATATTTTGCGTAAAACTGTTAGTGGCGGCAAAATGGAGTTGTGTGCTGCGGATGCGTGGGATGCGATGGTTGCTGCTGCCGCTAAAGATAATATTACTTTGAAGCCAACTAGTTTAGGTGACCAGTTTCGTAGCATTGACCAGCAAAAGGCTGCGTTTTTGCAACGCTACAGAAAAGAACCTGTTGCTAATTCTACTAGTCGTACTTGGAATGGTCAGAAATGGTGGCTTAAAAAAGGTTTAGCGCCTTTGGCTGCACCGAATGATGATGCTAAAACTTGTAGCCGTCACATGCTTGGTTTGGCTGTTGATGTTGCTAATGCTAATGGTAAGATATTGGAGTGGCTATTGGCTAACGAGGACAAGTTTGGTTTCAGTCACGAGGTTCAATCTGAGCCTTGGCATATTCGTTATGTTGCTGGGAATGATGTCCCTGTAGCGGTGAAAGAGTTTGTAGAACAACCGAAATAACAATCCGTTAGGATGGTGTTTATGCGTAAATGGTTTTTGTCTATTGTTGCTATTTGTTTAATCATGCCTGCAACTAATGTTCATGCTGTCTCCAAGGAGTTGGTTGGTAAGTGTGGGCATTGGCTTGGTGATGCGTTGGAGGTGGGTTGGTCTAGGTCGCATATATCTAAGTTGGATTATGTGATGTGGCGTGAATCTAGGTGTATGCCTAGTGTATTTAATTCATCTGACCCGAATGGTGGTTCTAGGGGTTTGATGCAAATTAACCAGTTTTGGTGTTTACCTAGTAAATACTTTCCTAATGGCTGGTTGCAGTCTCAGGGTGTTTTGGATTCGTGTGCACAGTTATCTAATCCTGTAATCAATTTGCGTGCTGCTTTGGCTATTTTTGAGTATTCTGAAGAACGAAACAATAATGGTTGGCAGCCTTGGGGTAAGTAGTGGAATTATCTGAACTGTTAAATGAAAAAGAGTGGCGTTTGTGTCGTGGTCCTGAGAATGCCAGCATTGATGAGCAGTTGGCGGCTTTTGTTTATTTTTGTGAAAACTATTGGTTTATTAAACATCCTGAGCGTGCCCGTATTCTTTTCAAGTTGCGTGAAGCGCAAATAGATTCTGTTCGTACTTGGCTTGACTCTAGGTATTCAGTAGTTCTTAAGGCTCGTCAGATTGGGTTTTCTACTTTGGCTGCTGCTTATGCCTTTTGGCTAACATTTTTTTGGTCTGACCGTTTTGTAGTTATGTTGTCACGCACCGAGCGTGAAGCGATGAAGTTGTTGTCTAAAAGTAAGTATGGTTACAAATTTTTGCCGTATTGGATGAAAGAAAAAGGTCCTAAGCAGGTAACTGAGCATCAGTTGAAGATGGTGTTTGATAATGAGTCTGCTGTTGAGTCTTTGCCGTCAGGTAATGACCCTGCTCGTGGTGAGTCGGTGTATTTGGTTATTGTGGACGAGATGGCTTTCTTACCTAACCCTGAGGAAGCGTGGGCTTCTATTGAACCTATTGCGGATGTTGGTGGTCGGGTCATTTGTTTGTCCACCGCTAACGGTTCAGGCAACTTTTTTCACAGTTTGTGGGTTGGTTCGCAAACTGGGGCTAATCAGTTTGTTGGCATCTTTTTTCCTTGGTCTGCTGGTGACCGTGACGATGATTGGTATGCGGTTAAGGAAAAGAATATGGTTTCTTGGCAGTTGCATCAAGAGTATCCACGCTTCCCTGAGGAAGCGTTTATTAAGTCAGGTAACCCTGTTTTTGATATAGATTTGTTGAATACTTTTGAAACCGTTGAGGCTGAGGTTGGGTTTTTGCATGCGTATTCTAATAATGTTGTTGAGTTTCGTCCTACTGAAAACGGCAACTTTTCTGTTTGGGAGTTTCCTGACCCTGAGGCTGTTTATGTGATTGGTTCGGATGTTGCGGAAGGTTTGCAACATGGTGATTATAGTTCTGCCCATATTATTAACGCCACTTATGGTTATGTTGTTGCGCATTGGCATGGACATGTTGAGCCAGATATTTTTGGTGAAATGTTGGCTCAAATGGGTTGGTGGTATAACACGGCGTTGTTGGGTATTGAGTCCAATAATCATGGTTTGACTACCCTTAAGGCTGCACAAAATTTGGGTTACCGTAATCTTTATAAGCAACGCCGTTTATCTAAGGTTACGCCTCAGGCTACGGATACTTTGGGTTGGCGTACTACTGTTTCTAGTAAACCGTTGGCTATTGACGAGTTGGCTGGTGCTTTGCGTACCAGTTCACTAGAGGTGTATTGTGGTAAAACTATTGCTGAGTTAAAAACTTTTGTTCGCAAGGCGAACGGCAAGATGGCTGGTAGTCCTTATGATGACCGTACTATTAGTTTGGCTATCGCTAATCAGATGTTGAAGTATGTGTGGTTGCCTGAGTATCGGGGTAATTCTGTGGTTCCTAAAAACAGTTTGTTGTGGTGGGAAAAGCATTTGATGAGTAATCAGTCGTCTAACAAGGTGCCTATTGGTGCTCATAATGTTCGGGATGGTGCTTTACGCTAGTTTTGGGAACAGAACTAGTATGTTTGTATGGATATTCAATGCGAATCGTGTCAAAAAAACTTTATTGCTGACGAAATGCCTAGACGGGGGGCTGTTTGCTTTAGTTGCCATGTCCGTAGTGTCCGTTTGGGGTTCACTTACGGTAAAGAGGATTTTCATGGTCCTACGGTTCGTGAACGGCAACGGAAACAAGTTGAGGATGCCGCTATTCACGGCATCAACGCTGAACCTGTAACTAACTGGATGTAATGTGGAAGCCGTAATTGTTCCTATTGTGGTCGCTTTGATTACGGGTCCAGTTGTGGTTTTGGTAAGTATGATGCGTAAAGAAAACACTGAGCAGCACTCAGAAGCAAGACAGTTGTTAAAGCAGGTTGCTAGCAAAGTGGACAAGGTTGGTAGTAAGTTAGATGAACATATTGGCTGGCACAAAGGTAAGGACAAATAATGGCACGGAAACCAACATCAGAGTACCTTAAGCAATATAAACAGAAACTAGAGTTCTCTAAGCGTTGGCGTAAAAACGATGGTTATGACGCTACTTGGAAGCGTTTAACTGACCTATATAAGGGTCGTCATTATGAGCATTATAGTGACGAGGACCGTTTGTTGATTAACATTGTGTTTTCTACTGTCAATGTTATTGCGCCTAGTATTGCTATTAATTATCCGAAGATTGTTGTTAATGCGGTTAAACCTGAAAATTCCCCTAATGCGATTATTGCTGAAGCGGTTGTGAACTATTGGTGGAGGCATCGTGATATTAAAACGGAGTTCCGCCGTGCTGTTAAAGATTTCATTATGTACGGTCATGGTTGGGTTAAGGTTGGTTACCGTTTTGTTGAAGAGGAAATGATTGGTGAAGATGGCGATGTTTCTGACCCAATTGAAGGTGGAGAATCTACTACTAATTCTGTTATTTTAGAAGATTCACCGTTCGCTGAACGGGTGTCTCCAATGGATGTGTTTGTTGATTCTGATGCAACAAGTATGGGTGATATGCGTTGGATTGCTCAACGCATTCGCCGTCCTTTGAGTGATGTTAAGTCAGATAAACGCTATAACAAGACAGCCCGTGAGGCTGTGAGCATTATGGCTGTTAGCCGTTATTCGGATGACCCTAGCCGCCGTAAGGTACACGATAAGAATGCTGGTTATGCGGAAGTTTGGGAGTATTACGATATTGCCAACAAAACTATGTGTGTGTTCGCTGAGGACGGTGAACAGTTTTTGGTTAAACCGATAAAGATGCCTTATTCGTTTGGTCATCCGTTTGTTATGTTACGCAATTATGATGTGCCAGATACTTTTTATCCAATTGGTGAACTTGAGGCTATTGAACCGCTACAAAAAGAGTTGAACGAAACCCGTACTCAGATGATGAATCATCGTAAACGGTTTGCACGCAAATATCTATACAAGGAGTCGGCGTTTGACCAGTTGGGTCGCACAGCCTTAGAGTCCGAGGAAGATAATGTGATGGTTCCTGTTATTACAGATGAGCCGTTGCCAAATGTGATGATGGCTTTGCCAGCGACCATTACGCCACCAGAGTTTTATAATCAGTCCAATATGATTATTAGTGACATTGACCGTATTTCTGGTGTGTCAGAGTTTATGCGTGGTGCAAGCACCGAAATTCGCCGTACTGCTACCGAGTCGTCCTTGCTGCAAGATGCGGCTAACGCCAGAACGGCTGACAAGTTGGCTACGGTTGAACAGTCTGTGGCGCAGGTTGCTAGACGGCTTGTGGCTTTGACACAACAGTTTATGACTGGCGAACAGGTTGCTCGTATTACTGCTAAGAACGGTGAGCAGGTTTGGGTTACTTATGACCGTGAGTATCTTGAGGGTGATTTTGATTTTGAGGTTGAGGCTGGTTCTACTCAGCCGCAAAACGAGTCATTCCGCCGTCAGATGGCGTTGCAGATGGTTGATGCTATGGCACCGTTTTCTAGTATGGGTGTTATTGATATGCGTAAACTTGCTGCTCATGTGTTGCAGTTTGGTTTTGGTGTGAAATCACCTGAACAGTTTATGGCTGCCCCACAACAGGCTGCGGGTGCGCCTATGGGCGCACCTGAGGGCGCTGGTGTTCCTCAAGGAATGCCGTTACCTCCTCAACCTGAACTTGGTGCAGAGACAATGGGGCAACCTCCAGCCCTCTAGGGAACAGCCTATTCTATTGATGAGAGCAACCATTTTTTACGGACTCTTGGAGAAATATAATGAGCGATGAAATCGCAACACAGGAAAACATGGACCCCAATTTTGGGACAACCGAAGATGTTGGAATGGAAACGCAAGTTTCTGATGCACCGTATTTGGAGACAGATAACTACTCTAATCATGTAGTTAGAGTCAAATTAGATGGTGAGGAACTACAAGTTCCGTTGTCGGAAGCGCTTGCTGGTTATCAACGACAGGCTGATTACACTCGTAAGACGCAGGAGTTGGCAGAGCAACGCAGTCAAATGCAGTATGCTGCCACTATTCAAGCGGCTTTAGAGCGTGACCCTGAAGCGACTATTGACCTACTTGCTAGGCATTATAACATTAGTCGTTCGCAGGCTGCCGCTGTTGCTGATGAGGTTGATGATTTTCAGTCACTTGACCCGCAGGAACAGAAAATGCGTGAACTGGACAAGCGGGTTGCATCTTTTGAAGAGTATCAATCCCAGTTGGAGGTTGAGAAAGAAGTTCAAAAATTGCAGCAGCGTTACAGCGATTTTGATGTTCCGACTGTTGTTCAAACCGCTTTGCGGCTTGGCACAACCGATTTAGAGGGAACATATAAGCAACTTATGTTTGACAAAATTATGGCACAACAAAACATTCAAAAACAGGCTGAAGCAAAGAAGCAACAAACCGAGAAATCGGTTGTTGATGCTAAGCGTCAGGCTGCTGTTGTTGCTGGTGGGTCTAATCCTGCTAGTACAACTACTGAGTCTGTTGAGGCTATTACCAATATTCGTGATGCTTGGGCTGCTGCTAAACGGCAACTTGGTGCAGAACTATAATTTTCATTACAAACAACTTTAGGAGAAATTAAAATGGCAAATAGCAACTTTGATGCGCTGCTCACTACAACGCTCGCAAATTATCGTGACCAACTTACGGACAACATTTTCACGGCTCGCCCGCTGACTTACATGTTGAACGAAAAGGGTCGCATCCGTATGCTTAATGGTGGTACAAAAATTGTTGAACCACTTGTTTATGCAACGAACGACACAATCGGTTCATACTCGGGTTATGACACGATTTCATTGACACCACAAACTGGTATCTCGGCTGCTGAATATGATTGGAAGCAATATGCTGGCTCAATCTCAATCAGCGGTATTGAAGAAGCCAAGAACAACGGTGAGCAAGAAATCATCAACTTGTTGGAAGCCAAAATCATGCAGGCTGAGGAATCAATGCGTGAAGGTTTCAACACAATGTTCTACGGTGACGGAACTGGCAACAGTTCAAAAGACTGGAACGGCTTGGGTAACCTTGTTGAGTCAGGTAACACTGTTGGTAACATCAACTCATCAACATACAGTTACTGGCAGTCATATGAGGAGAACACAGCAACTGCTTTGACTCTTGCTCAAATGAACACTGCTTACAACACAATTTCTGTTGGCAACGACCACCCAGATGTGGTTTTGGCAACACAAACATTGTACGAAAAGTATGAGGCTTTGTTGCAACCGAACCTTCGTTACACAGACACCAAGACTGCAGATGCTGGTTTCCAGAACCTGTTGTTCAAGGCTAGTCCTGTAATGTACGATGTGTCTTGCACAGCAGGCGTAATGTACTTCTTGAACACCAAGTACCTCACACTTGTCGGTCACTCGGCTAAGTGGTTCCAACAGACAGAGTTTGTTCGTCCAGAAGATTTGGATGCACGCTACGCTTTGATTATGTGCTACGGTAACCTCACGGTCCGTAACCGTAAGAAGCAAGGCAAACTTACCGCTAAGACCGCTTAATTAACAACAACAAAACTAGGAGAAAATACAATGCCATTAAAAGGTAACGACACAGACGGTGCGGTAACACGCAAGCGTCTTGAAAACTATATTGCAGCAGACGAGAAGGTTACAGCAGTAGCCATTACCGATGCGGCAACACCAACAGCAGCACAACTACTTACTAGTAAGTTGTTTGTTGCGACACCAACACAAGACACAACCTTCACCTTGCCAACAGCCGCACTTGTGCTCGCTGCTTTGACAGATGAAGCAGTTGGAACTTCGTTTGAGTTCACAATCGTGAACCTTGCAAGTTCTTTTGAGATTGTTGTTACAACCGCTACTGGTTGGACAATCACTGGTGGTGGGTTGATGACAGTATTTGATGGTACTTCAGCAACATTCCTTGCTGTTGTAACTTCAGCATCAACAGCACAGTTGTACCGCAAAGGTTCTGGCGGCGCAGTTAAATAATCCATAATGGTTTGGGTGGGGGATAAAAGCCCCCACCCAACACATTCATTTTTAGGAGTTGATTATGCCAGTTAAGTACCGTATTTTGTCCTCGCATGCTGATGCCAAGCCGAAGGCTGGCACCAAAACATCCAACTACCCTAAGGGTAAGGGCAGCAAGTCAAAAGGTAAGTCTGTTAAGAAGGGTTACTAATGCCTAAGATTCCAAATCCGTTTGATAAACCAAGAGCAGGCAAAAAAGCGTATGCGTATGCAGTACGCAAAGGTCCTAAGGCTGGTGTTGATACTCGCCCAACTGAGCGTGAACCGAAGCGTGTTGCCCCTAGGCAGCGTATGCCAAAAGAATTAGCATCAATGCCACCGAAGCGTGGTGTTCGTATGATGCCAAAACCAATGCCAAAGAAGCCAAAAAGAAAACCATAATCGTGTCTGGTAAACCTCGTAAAGCGTTTGATGGCATTGCCCGTCCAAAAGGCATTATAGATGACATTGTGGGACCGCTTGCTAAAGCGGCTTCAAAGAAGGCTATGTCCCCTAAGGTTGAACAACAGGTTGCTCGTAGCATGACGAAGCGCCGTGCTATGGCTAAGACAGAGAAGATGGCTAAGAACTATTATGGCAAGTAAGAAGAAGCCTAGTATTAAAATCCCGTTGGACGATATTGTTCGGAACGCTATGCGTTCTTTAGGAAAGAAAAACAAAAAAGTTGGTCAAGCAGTCAAGAAGGCTGATTCTGCTGCTGAAGCAAAAAGGTATGCAGAGTTTAAAAAGGGTCGCCCAAGTGCCGCTGACCGTGCAGCAAAGCGTGGTCCTTCGTTGTCTGCTGAAACCCGTCAAAGCGGCAAAGGTCAAATGTTTCGTGAATGGGATAAAAGACTTAAAGCCGATGAGGTAAATGACCGTATATCTAATCGTGATTCTTCGTTGTTTGGTCGCCGTGAAATGCAAGGCAAACCTGTAACAAAGAAACAGATTCGTGACGCTGAGGGTGCTTCTCGGGGTTTAAAAAAGAATTTGCCCAAGGTTGCTGGTAAACAATCCAAAAAAACTGAAGGTCAGCAGATTGCTGAGGCTGCTCGGCGTGCTGAACGCAAAGAAACATACAAGGCTAAGGGCGGCAAGAACTCGCCTGAGAACATTGTGAAGCGTCAGCAAAAGCGTGCTGAGATGCGCAACAAAAACAACAAAAAGAAATAATCCATTATGGCTAAGCAGCCTAAACGGTCTAAGGATGATAAAAAATCTAAAGGTTTGTCTGCGTTGCAGGAGTATGCCAACAAATATCTTGTTGGCAAAGAAGCCAGCGGTTTGTTTGATGAGGCTGGTGAGTTGCCTTTAAATTTGCAGATGTCACCAAATCAGGGGTTTCGTAATCCTATTCCTAGTGGTTTGACGGCTGGTTTGTTGGCTAAATCTGGGGCTTACGCTAAAGCGGGTTCTAAAACGAATGTAGGAAAATTTTTGGGTGCCGAGGAACTTATGCGTCTTGCGGGACCTTCACGGTCCCCAAAAAGGGTTGCGGGTGATGTTGCTACTTTGGCATCAATGGTGTTGCCGTTTAGTCCTGCTAAAAAGATGTTGGGTAAGCCTAAGGATTGGTTGGCGTTGGTTAATAGTTTTAAAGCGTTGTTCGGGGAATAAAACCTATATTTGGGAACAGATACGGCATTTGTGATGACTACAAACGCCCAATCTCAAGCAGTTCCGTTCCAATCTTATTATGGGACTAAAGTTACTGGATACCGTTTAGCCCACACCGATGGCGCTCGGCAAGCGCCTGCTAGTGGACCTTATTTGGGTCGTGAAGGTAAATGTGCCGCTAACGAGGACACCTGTGAGGGGTTTGCTATTAAGGATTCAGAGTTTTGTGCGGGACATAACCGTAAGGTTGGGAAAACTAAGAAGGTTTCATAATGGCGTATGTAGCCCAGACCGCTGCCACGCTTCGTGGGTTTGTCCGTGATATCACGGATTTGGATACTGCGGATTTGCCAGACAGTTTGTTGAATATGTATATTCGTGACGGATATTATCGCATATTGGACCTTGAGAAGCGTTGGAAGTTTTTGGAGGAAACTTTTACTTTTAACACGGTCATAAACCAGCGTGCTTATACGGTTGCCAATTTTACGGCTGACCCTATTCGTGAAGTTATTTCCATTGTGGACAACACCGCTATTGGCACCCGTTTGGATATGGTCGGTCATGATATGGCTGAGGAAACCTATGTGGGTACTTACGATATTTCGGGTAATCCTTTGTTTTATTCTGTTTGGGATTCTCAAATTCATTTGTATCCGAAACCGAACAATGTTCGGACTTTAACTTGTCGTGGTTATCGTGAGCCTACGGATTGGGTTACTGCTGGCGGTAATGTTGATGCGTCTAAGAATTTGCATTTGCCGTTGGTGTATTATGCGTGCAGCCGTATTTATCAGCGTCTTGAGGATACTGGTATGTCGGCTGAGTATAAGCGTGCTTTTGATGAGGGTGTTTCGTTGGCACGAAACGCCGAAATTAAACCAACCAGTCATGCTCATTTAATATTGTCGCATGGACAAACTCGTGGCAGACCAACCTTTAAGGGTTGGATGCAGCAACTTGGAAGAACTTTAGGTCCATAATGACTGTCGGTATTTATGAGCAACAGGATTTTACTGGTGGGCTAAATTTGCGTGCTGACCAGTTTCAGTTGGCTGAGAATGAGTCTCCTAAGATGTTGAATGTTGATGTGGACCCTAGAGGTGGGGTGTTTTCTCGTGGCGGTTATACAGCGATTAATAGCAGTGTTATTCCTAGTTGGAATCCTCATAGGTTGTTTCGGTTTGATGGTGATGCGCCACAAATAATGTTGTCCAACAGCACTAAGGTTTATCGTTCTACTGGTAGCAATTTTTCTACTTTGCAGTTTTCATCTGGTAACGATATTGCTGTTGGTTCTAGTTGGGGTGCAGGGTTTGCTCAGTGGGGTAAAACTTTATATATTTCTACTGGCACTAGCGGCAACGGTGGCTACAAGTGGCAGACTGCTAATACTTATGCTACTGCTTTGACTGCTAGTGGTCCTACTTTTCAACCGTATATTACGCCTACTGGCGGGTTTATGCCGTGTGCGAAGTTGTTGGCTGTCCACGCTAACAAAATGTTTGCTGCTAATACGATTGAGAACAGTGTTTCGTATCCGAATCGTGTGCGTTGGTCGCACGATTCTTTGCCTGAGGATTGGATGACTGACGACTATTTGGATGTTGAGGGTGGCGGTAATGGTATTACTGGTTTGGCTGTTGTTTCAGGTCAGTTAGTTATTTTTAAACCTAGAGCAATTTTTGTGTTGTTTGGTTACGATTCTAGCAGTTTTACTATTGTTGAGTTGTCTAACCATTTGGGTATTAGTACTCCTCGGAATGCTGCACAGTCTGATGTTGGTTTATATTTTTTTTCTTACCCTGAGGGGTTTCATTACTATAATGGTTCTGGTATTAAAAACATTTTTAATCAGTTGCAGCCGATTATGGATTTAAATTATTTGGATGTGACTACTAAACCTGTTGATGTTTCTTGGGTTAATAATCGTGTGTGGTTTGCTGTGCCGTATTCTGTGACTGGTTCTGCCGCCACGAAGGCGACAGTCAATTTTGTTTATGACCCGTCTATTAGTGAGGCTGGTACTTATACGATGTTTCAGTCATCTGATTCGTTTGGGCTTGTTGGTGGGATAAATTGGGAGAACTCTAGCGGTAAAGCGTTTGGTTTGTTGTGTCATGCGAACATTGGTCGGGTTGTTTCGGTAGACAACTTTGAGGAGCAACAAGACAATTTGGATGGGACTGCTTCTAGTTTTACTACTTATTATCGGACTAAATGGTTTGATGCTGGGTCATATATTCAGAAGAAGATGTTTCGCCGTCCCGATTTTGTTCTCAAGGAACCTGATGCGGCTACGACTATTACTGTTGATGTTTACCACAATTTTGATGAGGCTGAAGGTAACCAGCGTAGAACTTTTAATTTGGCTTTGACACCTGACGCTACTGCGATGGCTTGGGGTAGTGGTGTGTGGGGTACTGGTTTGTGGGGTGCTGGTGCAGCCAGCGCTGTTGTTGTTACTGGTTCCAATTTGGGTCTTGCTAGATGTGTTCAGTTACAGTTTTCTGGCGAGTTAGGTAAAAAATGGGGTATCAACAGTATTGGTTACAAATTTCAATCACGAAGGGTTAAAGGTTAATGGCTACACTTACTATTCCTTACAGTTTTGTTAATGGCACTACTGCGGTTGCAGCAGAAGTTAATGGCAACTTTTCTGCTATTAAAACTTTTTGCGAAGCATTGGCGGCAGGTACGAACATTGATGCTGGTGCCATCACCAGCGGTTCGTTGTCCACGACTGGTGTTGTTGCTGGGTCTTATACAACAGCGAACATTACGGTTGATTCGCAGGGTCGTTTAACGGCAGCCGCTACTGGTACTGGTGGTGTTCTTGGTGATAGTGACCAGTTGGTGTTGGGTTCGCAGGTGTTTGGATAATGGCTGAAAATTTGAATCTGCCTCTGATTAACATTCTTACTAGTGTTGATGCGGATGTGTTGCGACAAATTTTTACTGATATCACTAAGCAGGTAAACGAAATGAATGACGAGTTAAAAAGATTGAAACAGGGTTAATTCATTATGAGTATGACAAACTATTATGGTGATTATGGGGTGGCTGAGGCGGGCGCTTTGCGCCGCCGTCAGCGTTCCAGTCTCGCTAATCAGGCTGCAGCGTTTCAGGGACAGAAGCGTGGTAAACGCCGTCTTGAGGATATTAGCCGTGTTTATTCTGAGGGTTATCAGCCGTTGGCTTCTAGTTTTGGTCAGCGTGGTTTGGGTGGTCCAAGTGTTCAGTCGGGTATTCGCCGTTCGGGTCTTAGTCGGTATGCGGAGAAATTTCAACGGGATTTGGGTGCCGAAACACAGAACATTCAGGATGATTTAAATAATGTTGCGATGCAGGAGGCTGATTCGCAGTCAGAACTTGAGGATTATATTGCTCAGTTGCGTTTGCAGAAGGCTCAACAGATTATGGCTACGGCTGCTAGTTTGCAGCAGTATGCCTCCTACTAGGAACATATAGGAGATTATTGTGGCTAAAGATAAAGACAAAAAATATAAAGGCAAAAGAGAAGGTAGAACTGGTGGGGCTGATGCCTTGCAGGCTCAGTTAGATTTGTTGGCTGTAGAAAAACCTGACCTTGCTGACCGTCAAGAAGGACCATACATTTCTGAACAAATGAAATTGTATAATGCGTGGTTAAAAAAACAAAAAGACAAAGCCCTCGGCGGTGGTGGCGGCGGAAGCAAGGCTTTAACTGAAGCACAAAAATTGGCTAACAAACTTGCTGTTTTAAAAATTCAAGCCGAAAAAGATAAGGCTGACCGTGAAGCACAAGAAGTGTTGGATGACCGTGCAGCGTCAGCGCAAGAAAAAGCAGATGCCGTTGCTGAACGGCAACGCAAATTTGCTGCCTACAATAAGGTTGCAGATATTTATGCTGGTCAAGGTTCTCAAACTGATGCGCTTTATGGTGGTCAGTTAGAGAACTTGCCTAAACGACAACAAGGCGATTTAGATGTGTTGCTAAAAGCAGTTCAGGCTGGTCAAGGTCAGATTACTGGTGCCGAAAACCAGTTCTTGTCCTCGTTGGTTACACCACAAGCGTATTCTGATGTGCCGTTGGTGGATTTGTCCACGACTCAACCTGTGAATCCTTTGATGGGTGCTTTGGGTGCTGAGGGTGCTGACACGGCTGGTGTTACTGGTCAGTCGGCTATGGATGCAGCGTTGGCTGCACAGTTTGCACAACTGTCACGCAATACTGCTAGTCAGTTAAATACTGGTTCACAAAACTATATGAACGCTTTGCGTAACGCTGGTGTGGGTGCTGCGGCTGCTGGTCGTCAAGAGTTGGCTACTGGTCAAACAGCATACCAAAACCAAATCAACGCTAAGTATTCAGATTTGGCTAATCAGTTGGCTATGCAACGATTACAGGCACAACAAGAGGCTGATGTTCGTGCTGCTCAGGCTCGGGCTGAAGCAGCAGCGTATGGGGAAACTCCTGCGGCAACACAGCCGCCTGTGACGGCACAACCACCAGTTACAGCACAACCGCCTGTTACTGAACAGCCACCTGTGCCACCTGTGTTGCCACCTAATGTACCTGTGTTGCCACCTGCGGCACCTGTGCTACCGCCTCAATATGTTGCTGGTCCACCACCAGAACAAGGTAATGGGCGTGGTGCAACATATGTGACACCAGCACCGCTACCTGCGCCAGTTGATGTGGCTGCAGAAGAGGAACGCCGCCGTAGAGCGCTCGCAGAACTTGCAGCAGCAAGACGAGCAGGTTTTTAAGTTCATAATCCCATAATGGGAACAAACTAGGCATAATTGATGGCAATTACACCGAATCCAGTAACTGCATACATTAGGGAATTGGATAAAGACGAACCTAAAATTGGTAAGTCTAAAAGGGCAACGCTTACAGATATAAGCAAAAAACCAGTACCGCCGACAACGACTGTACCTTCAAAAAACACTAGGGCAACTCTTACTAATATTACTGGAAAACCATTAACGACCCCATCAGGTACGGCTGTTTTTGGTACTGGCAAAAACGCTAGTACAACTGGCGAAGAACAACGCAAATTGGCTGCAGGTGTTGAAACCGCTAAACGCCGAATAACAACCAATCTTGCTTTAACCCCTAAACAGAAACAAGAGTTAATTGCTGATGCTGAACGCATTGAGGCTGGGCAAAGGCAACAAGTGGCGTTGGGTGGTCCAACGCCGCAATTGTTTAAAAGATTGCAAGATGTAGCGTATTCTAAGATTTTGTCTCCGTTTAAATCTGCTTATAAAACTGGTGGAGACATTTCTATAGAATCCCAAGGCAAGGCTTGGGCTGGTTTAGTTAGTGGGATTATTAATCCTCTTAATCGTCTTGGTCAATCGGTTACTAAAGAGTTGTCTGATTTGCAACTTAGCCAAAAAGGTCCTGTTGGTAGGGCTTTGGTGCAAACTGCTGGAATGATAAACCCTTTGGGTGGTCCTATTACTGGTGCTGCTGCTACTTTGATTTCAATGGGCAACAAAAAAGAACAGTTATTAAAACGACCCGATATTGGCGGAGACAAAGTTCAATTCAGTGTTATTGATTTAGTTAATCAAGCAAAAGACCCTGATTTTGATATAAAGAAAACTGCTATTGCTAAGCGTAATGTTGAGGGCAATAAGTTTATTGGCACTGTTCAAAACCTTATTGCTGAAGAAATCACTAAACCATTAAATTATGTTACGGGTATTGGTCAGGTTCAATATGTTGGTCAGGCTGGACGCACGGCGTTGTCAGCGAAGTTTATGACAACAGAAATGTTGGCGAAGTATCCTGCGTTGGCTGGTAAAGCCAATGAGATTAGTCGTATCGGTATGTGGGCTATTCCTAGAGAGATTCGTTTGGCTGAGGGTATTAATACTGGTTTGCGTTTGGCTGGTAAACCTGTGCAGTGGACTGAACCTGTTGCCGATGTTATTGGTAAAGGTTGGGCTTTGACCCGTGCACAAATTGGTGATGTTGCTCGTGCAACCGTTTCTCTTCCTTTGAAAGCAAAAGGTTTAGATGTTGTCCCTATTCTCGCTCCTGCCAGCAGAGCGTTGTTGGCTGGGGCTGGAAGAAAAACTTTAGGTGGCGAATACATATTGAACAACGCTGGCGTTGTTCGTGGATTGGCTGGATGGTCTGCTGCTAATGCCGCTAAGGGCGAAACAGGTTTTGCATATAATATGTTTAAAGACACTGTTAAAGAAATTGTTGATGAAGCCCGTGAACAAGGTGTTGCTGGCAAACTAATTACCCTAATTGAAAACCCTGATTTACCTAGAACGGTTATTGAGGACGGTTTAGTTAAACGGTACAAGGCTTGGCAAGATAGTGCCTATAAGGCTGTTGAACAACAATATAAACGGTTCGGTCTTGATTATGGAACCGATATCCCTGATTTTAGTTTCATTGACAACTATGTGCATCACACAATCAGCAAAGATGCAAAAAACTGGTTGCGTTCTATAAACGCTTTTGGTGACAAAGCAATAACAGTTAAAGACCCTAAGACTGGTAAAAATGTTGTTTTCAACACAAACAACCTTAGTTACAACGAAATTGTTACTGTTGGTGCACCATTAAAGTATCGCAGCCTGAGGGCTGGCGAAGAATTTATGGGTCGCATATTGGAAAAAGGTGGCATTGAAGAAATCAACAAAATTTTTAAAGAAGTTTCGGGTACTGATGTAAACTTTTTTGAAACCGATATCGGCAATATTGCTGATTCGTATGCGTATTCTTTGGCTAAACAAAAAAGCCGTGAAGTGTTCACTAGGAGACTAATGGCTTACGGTGAGGACGCTGCACAAAAATTGATGGATGTTGAAATCCCTAACAAAAATTTGGCTAGTGAATTAATCAAATCTCATAAGGGTTTGGTGGCTGTTCGTAATTCGTTGCGTCAAGGTGCTGTTGGTCAGCGTCAAAATTTGCGTGACATTGTGGGTCGGGGTATGAAATATGCTGACGATTTAGTTAAAGAAAACTTGAAACAACGCAAACTTACCGAGCGTGAAATTAAGGCAACTGTGGCAAAACTGCAGAAACTGGAGTTTGATTTAAGTCGTGCACGGACAATGGCTAGCACCGTTGAGGTGTCTATGCGTGAAAACTTTGATGCGGCACATTCGGTGTTGTTGTCAGAAATTAAAGAGTTGCGCCGAGCCATTGAAGTTGGTGACGGTGGTTTGTCTGAGGTGCGTACCACTTTGCAGCAAACATATATGGCGATGTTTCCGAACGCTAAACGGATTCCTGATGATATAAACATTTTGGCTGACCGCATTATGGCTGCACGAGGCGCTCCTGCTTCTCGTGAAGCACGAGCCGTACAAACACAGTTGCGGCAGATTAACACACAACTAGATTTAGTAGACCCGAATAGCCCTGAATATGCTGCGCTGGTGCAGCAAGAAGGCTACTATAAAGATTTGTTGAACGGTTATCGCATTATGGGCGAGGTGCGTTCCGCACAAACTTATGCACCTGATAACGGTTTTTTATATACCAGTCAAACCGATTTAGGTTCGCCTGACGCACCGTTTCAGTTGCTTCATAGCGAACCAACAATATTCCAAGGCGCTTCTGATGTGATTGGTGTCCACGCTTTTCCTGACAGCAAGGTTGTTGATTCACGGACATCGGATGGTGTTCAAGAAATTTTTGGGTCAGATAATTTTGTTAAAAGTATTGACACACAATTACAGGACGCTGGTTTGGATGCTAACAGGGTGTTTATTAAAACCTATTATGACTTGAAGCAGGGTTTGCCGTTGGACCCAGAGATTGAGCGTGGTTATCCAGATTTGGTGAATTTGATTGATGACATATTGGATAATGCTGGTCGTGAGATGCCTGCTGGTGGTGACTCCGATATTGTCAAAAATATTTATGATGATTTTGTTGCAAGCATGGTTGGTATTGCGCATATGTCGGGGGACCCTGCTGCGGAACAAACTGGCAGAATGATTATAGATTCGGCGTTGGGTGATGTGGCTTTGGCTGCCGACTTACAAAATCAGATGGATGGGTTGTTGTTGCCTGCAAAGTTGTTTGATGACACGGCTGAAGATACCGCAATTGTTGTTATTAAACCACAAAACTATACGGTTACGCCTTCTAGTTCTGCTACGGCACCTGTTCAGGGTGCCGACAATCCTGTGTTGGGTTCTATATTGCGTTCTGATTATACGACTGCTAGTGAGGCTGCTGCGGGTCGTTTGGTTGAGGCTGCTAGTGCACGCAAAGAAGTTGATGTTGCCCGTACTTCTATCGCTAGTCGTATTAGTGAATTGACTGCTCAGAAAGAAATGTTGGCAACACAAAAGGTGCAACGACAGCAAGTTGTTGCTGGTGCACGAGCGCAGGTTGCAGAAATTCAAGGCAGGAAACAAACGGTTGTTGTTGCTGGTCAAAAAGTTGTGTTAGACCGTGCTGGTATCACCAAGGCGTTGGAAACGGCAACTAAGCAGGAAGCAAAGTTGCGTAGGAATTTGGAGCGTTCTATTGCTCAGGCTGTTGGCGATGTCAAGGTTGGTGGTGCTGAAACAAAATTGTTGCGGTATCAGGACCGTTTACAGGTTTTGTTTGAACAAGCCAAAACATTAAAACAATGGAGTGATGGTACTGGCAACGCCATGCGTAACGAACTTGCCGCTGTAGGGCAGGCTATGTTGAATATGCCTGCACGGGGCGAGGCTGGTGTCGCTGCTCGTGAGTGGGTGCGTAGCGTGCAACGCAGCGTTGAATCAACTAAATATATTAAAGACCAAACTGTTAAAGCAGCGTATGAGCGTGTGACACAGTTGTTACATGTTGGCGAGATTGGTTTGGCGCAAGCAGAGGACGCTGTTGTTGCCAACAAAGAACTAATAGATATTGTTAGGGCTGGCAGATTTGGTGAGGTTATGGCACCTGTTGAGCAACGGGTGCTTGAGGGTTGGGAAGCAATTTTGGGGTTGGGTGTGCAAGCACCTGAGCAGTTGTTGTCTGTGTGGAAACCTAATTTGCAGAAACTTATGGCTCAGTCAAATGCTGGTATGGTAAAACAGTTTTTAACTGTAAGTCGTGATTTGTTTAAAACTTATGCTGTGACCAGTGTTGGTTTTGTTGTTCGTAACTCGTATTCGTCTATGTTTATGAACGCTGTTGCTGGTGTTGATGGTATGACTGCCGTGAACGGCGTTAAGGCTATGAACGCATTGAACAAGTATGGTCCTTCTAAATGGTTGGATGAGTTAGGTATTGTGGACCCTGTGTTGCGTGGACAGTATGAAGAGGCGCTTAAAGCGGCGATTGCTACTGGATTGCAGGGGTCGTTTACGGATTTGCGTGAACCTGTTATTGCTGGAACGCTTGGTGAGCGTTTAATTAATTTGTTGAATAAAACTGGTTTGGATTCTTCTAGTTTGGGTACACGGATGCAACCTGTTGCGGAGAACGCAGCGGAGTTTGTGCGCAAACAAGGGTTTTCTACTAACTCATACACAAGATTGGTTCGCCGTGCAAACACCCGTGTTGAGTCAGCGGTGCGTTTTCCGATGGCGTTAGACACCATATTGAAGGGTGGTAGTTATGATGATGCTGTTGCGAAGGTAACCCGCTACCATTTTGATTATAGCGATTTGTCCAAGTTGGATGAGGCTGCGTTGCAGTTAGTGCCGTTTTGGATTTGGACAACACGAAACATTCCGAATCAGATAACCAACCAGTTTATGCGTCCGAACGCATACAACATTTATGAGAAGGTGCAACAGACTTTACCTGTTGATAGCGAACAGGTTGTTCCTGAGTGGCAGGAACCTTATGAGCCGTTGGGAATTGGTCGTGGTAATGTGCCTTTGTTGGGTGAAGGTTATTATACGGCGCAGTTAGATATGCCTCAGCAACGATTACAAGAAGGTTTGCGTTCAATTCTTAGCCCGTCTAGGTTGCTTGGTCAAGCATATCCGTTTGTTAAGTTGCCTGCTGAATATCTTGCTAAACGACAATTAGGTATTGATGTTGGTGCTTTTGCAGACCGAGTACCTGCTCGTGGTTTGGATTTGGCTGTTATAAACATTATGGAAAAAATTGGGTTTAGACCTATTTATGATGACGAAGGCAATAAAACAACTATTTCAGGATTTACGCAATATGCGTTGGGCAACGCTATTCCGTTGATTTCCAGATTGCAAAGATTGTCTGGTGGCGCTTTGGGTGGTAAAGAAAGTTATGCAACACGAACAGGTCAGTCATGGTTGAATGAACTTGGTATCCCTGTTAGAGTTATTAAAGACAACGATGTGCGTAACGAGTTTATTAATAGAACATTTACTTTAAAGGATTTTGTTGGTGAAATGGTTAGTCGTGGTTATATTCCCGAGGATTAATGTTTAAAGCAAAAATATGTGCATGTGTGGAACGGCAAAAGCCGTTGCCACAGAACCCTGTGTGCGGAGACAAACTAGACGACAGCGAAGAGGACTAATCCCGTTCGTCATTAGTTAGAGCATATTGCAGTTCTAACATTATTTTTCCGTACTCAATCAAACATTGGGCTGTGGATACAGCATCACCCAAACAGGCTTTAGTCCACATGTTCATTAAGTCTTTGGCTTGTAGTCGGCTGATAGAGAACTCCATTGTGTACCCTTGGTCGCTGTCCGACATTATGCGTGCAAACATGCTGGACATCTCCGATAAATCATCGGGGTCAAAATGGTTTGGGTCCATTATGGTTTTTCTCTTGCTTTACGAATCTGTTTGACAACAACTTTGGTTTCCTGTAGGTCACGAACACGGGCGTTTGGCAAACCCAACCTTCGTGCTTCGGCAATAAGTTGAACAGTCATTTCTTCAAACAGTTCTAAATTAGTTGGTTTTTGTGATTTCGTCATAAATTTTTTGTCCTACTGTAGAAATGTGTTCATCTATGCTTGGATGAAGGGTGTTTAACACGGCGATTACAGCCAACAAAGTTGCGACCAAAAATTCGTCATCTATTTGCAGTTCTGTTCCACCGATATCAATTTTTTTACCTCGGGCACCGTACAGGCTGGTTTGTTCTTGTTCGCTCATATTTCTAACTCCAATTGTTTTGGCATATATTTTTGTTTAACAAACTCAGACGAATCTAAAGGCAACAAAAAAGTATTCCGATACAACATCACCGCTATCACGGCATAGCCAATAATGTCCTCGTAAGCATCTTTTAACGGTTCAGAAACCTGTGCGCTGGCACCACCCTTTTTAGTCATGTTCTCTGCTCGGGCAATCTTGTCACACATCCGCACAGCAACACCAACTAAACCAAACTTGCTAATGTTCCCATGCCCGTAATCATGCTGTTTACGGCACAACAACTTGTGCATCTCCGTTTTGTCCACGCCCAATGTCAAAGGCACCAACGAGTGCATAGCCATACAACCTGCATCAACCATCACAGACACCGCCTGCGCTTCGCTGGCGGCTTCATGCCAAGTAACAAAATTAGCAAGACTATCTAAGATGGCGTTATATTTTTTCCAAACAGGTTCCTCAAACCGTACTGTGGACACAATGTTTATAATGTAATCTAATGCTTGCAACGAGGCTTCATCCCAAGTTGTCGGTATAGGTGCTTGCATATTTGCTCCTGAATGTTTCGTGTTGTAGTAATGCTTTTTTAAGATTGTTTAACGCTCTGCGTGTCTTGCGCCACGCATGCGATTTGGCTTTAATACCTATGTTGTTTTTAGCAACTTCATAGGTGTTTTGTTGAAAAAAGATTTCGTTTAAAATCTCTTTGTCAGCGTCATCAAGTGTATCAAACACCTCTTGAACGATGTCAATGAGTTCCCAATCTGTAAACGCAGACATGTCATTATCCATGAACGGTTGCATAAGAATTTCATAAAACGAAACTCCCTGCCGTGCGGTTGGTTCATACTTCATCGGACTTACGGCGATGTTCTTTTTCTCTGTAATGTGCTACACGCCTGCGTTTGCCACCCTCCACAGGTTTTTCGCTGAGCGCTGACACAAAAACTTTTTTACCTTTTGAATCAACTGTTTCTATGTTGTGTTCCCACATCCAAACCATTACACGCTTCATTGTTTTTCCGCCACAACATGAAACACCTGTTTATCGTCATCCCAAGCAACACCATTAAGACCATCCATTATGGTTTTAATATAGTTATCTATGTCGCCCCGCAGCCGAGAATCGCTGCCATAATACGGGCATATCACAATCAATGTGCCATCTTCAGCGAAGTTCAACACCAAAGACACTGGACCTTCAAACTTTGGGCGGTCACCATACGCTTCACGAACAACAGCCTCAGCGTCCAATGTGCGTTGCGGTGTGAACACACGCCCACGCCTAGTCATACGAGGTCGTCCTTTGGGGACGGGTTTAACAGGAACAAATATTGAAATTGATTCGTTGCTAAAAGATTCTGCGTTGCGTTCTATTGTCATCTTGCTTACTTTCTAAGGATTCTATTGAACAGTAGGCAAGTTGTACTTCAATGAATTGTTCTTCGGTTGTGTATATGGTATCTTTCGTAACGATTATAGCGGATTGTAGATAAGGTTTCCCCACTATTAAAACATGTGTTCTTTCATGATTTAACATCATGAAACAGGCGTTTACGGGTTTGTCCAAAAATTTAAGTTTTCTGGCAGAGAAATGAACTGTTTTGAACGGGAACTGTTCACCAACCCAATTATGTTTGACTTCAACTTCTGCGGCGAAAGGTTCGCCGCCAAAGTCACCGACTATATCTATGCCATATTGGTCAGGGTTGATTTCGCCATTAAAACCTTGAGATATCAACCAATCTAAAATTTGTTGTTTTGCTGGGTCGTCAGCGTCATACATGGATTGGTCAAACGGTTTTTTCATGAGAACACTCGGACAACAAGTTTGTCTATTTCGTGTTCACCGTTTGGACGCAAATGATATTTGCCCCACCGTTTATCTGCATCCACCAAAACAATTTTTGTTTCACTGGGGGACATACATGACCGCACACATTCATGCCCTAAGCGTGCCAATGTGGTTGAACGGTCTTTTGTTGGTAGCGGTCCGTCACGCCATATCACTTTGCCTAGTGGGCTGAGTTGCATCAACGCTTCTTTGACGCTGACAGATTGCGACATGTCAATTACGGCAGGGGTCGCTACGGGTTTTTGCCACAAGTTCGCTAGGTCAGCGATAATTTTTGTTGGTGTTCGTGATGACATAGCGGATGAAACAAAATCGTTTAACGGCATCGCTTGGTTGTCGGCATCAAGTATGCGTCTGTGCGAGTCGCTCATGTCCTCGGCGTTGAAATACGGTAAGCGAACATAGTTGCCGTATTGACCTGTGGCTAATGTTTCTTGTTTCGGGTTCACTTCTCGTGCAGGATATTCTGCGACCTGATGGGCGCACAACAGCATTCTTCGCATGTCTGATGCAGGGACAACTTGTTCTGCGAATACCCAAACATGGTAACCTTTGGAGCGTGAACGCTCCACGAACGAGGTGACATTTACGGCAGATAATGCCGACTGGATTTTTCGGGCACCACCCAAATCTTCTATGTCAATGTCGGAGCATCCCCACACAACATGATGCACATTGTTGATGGGTACCATCGGATACACACCGATTGCTTGAATCCCGTCTAAGTGTTGTTGGAAAACATTATGTGTCAAAGGTTCCTTAACACATCTGCCTTCTTCGTGTCCGTACACATCGCCACGACCACGAAACAGTGTGGTGAACATGCCAACTATCTGTTCAGGTATCACCAGTCCTCCATTACCGCCAGTTCCAGTTGTTGCGGAACTGGTGGTTCATTATGGATATATGACGGCAGGTTATGATTCGTGAGCCGTATCAATCTGCCTGTGCCTTGTTCAATTTCGTAGTCCATGTCATCCAACAACGATGATGCTGGGCGTTTACATTTCACCAAGTTGATTGTCACCGTATTCATGTGGATACGCTGTTCGTACCGTAAAGAATCCAAGCGTTCCAGTAGCCGTTCAGTTGAATTGGATTTGTCTAGTTTGTCCTCAATTTCACGAATCTGTGCTTCTATCTCAAAGCGTTTACGGCGAACACCAATCACATGCGCCGATTGTTGCTCACCACCGTATGCACCTGAAGATATAGTCATTTTTCGCCCATCCGCACCAGCAGACCTAGATGATTGATGCAACACCAATAATGGAACATTATGGCGTTTACCGAAACCTTTAAGTGTGTTCGCTTTAGATGGCACATCTTCACCGCCACCAATTAGCAGTTCCAAGTAGTCAAACACGATTAACGCAGGCTGACCCCAAGCGTCACGCACTTCACCCAATGCACGCTCCATGTCTGCCAGTGACAGCATTTGGTCAAAGACCGCTAGGTTCGGGAACTCTTCGGTTGAGGTTTTGCGCAACAGTTCTATCGCTTCGGGTACACCTCGGCTGATTTCTTCTTCCAACAGGTTTGCGTCAATGCCATGAGTCAGACACGCCAATTTGATTAGCGTCAATGTTCGGGGTTCGTCAGGACAGAAATAGATTACGGGTTTTGTTTTGTTCGCCAACAAGATTTGTAACAGAAACAAAGTTTTACCGCTGTGGCTGTAGCCGTTTATCAGACACATTTCTGATGGTGCAATGCCACGCATCTGCCCATCAATGTCGGGGAACCCCAAATAGATTCGTTCGTCAGGGTTCTGTGCCCAATACACATATTCGTCAGCCGCAAGTGCTAGTGGTTTAAAAAAGTGTGCGGGGGTCTTAGATGCGTCAAAGGCGGGGAGTTGTTCTCCCCGCCCTAACGCTGACCATCGCCCCTTAAAATCGGGGTCTTGCATTACGACCTAGGCTTCGGTGCCCAAAACGCATCGTTAGATGTCGTGGACTTGAACCAAGGACGCTTCGGATTCACGGTCAAACCATCACGGTTGTCCCACACTTCGGTCACACCTTTTTTGGCGCATTCAGCATGCAACCATGCAGGGATATCTCCATGTTGTTTGCCTTTGACACGAACCTGAAACCCTGAGGTTTGTGATTGTGCTTGCTGTGTTGCCCACTGTGGCGCTGATGTTTGTGTGACCGTCACAGAGTTCGGGAACACTTGTTGCACAATTTCGGCAACCTGTTGGTCGTCCAGTTGTGTCATGCCGTGTTTCTCCAGCAACGCATCCGATGTCGCATCAAACGCCAACAGCCAGTTAGCGATGTTGATTTGCACATCATCTGATTTCGGTGTCAAGTCGGCAGCAATTTTTGCTGCAACTTGAGTGATTATGGATTGGTCCTTACTTATGGTATTCATTTCGGCACCTCCTAGGTGTTTTGTTTGTTATTGCTCTCCCTGTTATTACTAACAAATCGGCTGACGGAGGGGAGGTTGTCACACTTGCCATGTGGCACTCCATCAGCCTTAATAAAAAACATTGTATCATTCTGATGGTGTGTTGTTGTCACGCACAAGTGTACGCACATTCACAACCATTCCTTTCGGAATCACCAACGAATGACCTACGGTACCGACATCGTTCACTAACATAATTAATGTTACATGAGTTCGGGATTCATGCCACAAATATCCGACAGCGAAACTTTTAGACGGAATCATGGAATCAACATTCTCAGGTGTGTCCCAACGGTCACCTGAACCCACAGCGTCAATCCACTGCACCTCCACAATAGGCAAGGACAACGGCTGACCTGTTGCCACCGCAGTAGCAACCGTTAATTCAATCGGTTCACGCATGTTTGTCCTCGTTACTTGAGCAACAACGAACGCTCGGAAATTGATGCACCTTTGCACATAGACCAAAAATCGCACCACTTAGATGAACACAGATTGCCTTGGTCGTTTAACAACCAGCCTGTATCAACACCCAAAGACACACCCATTCGGCAAGCCGAAATGATTTGATTACGAATCCACTCAATATGTTCTTGGTTGCGATGCAACGAAACCACTTGTGCTTTCGGGGTTTCTTGCCGAATCATCACACCATATTTGAACTCAATGTCGTTCTCGTTCGGCACCATGCCTTCAATGCACGCCGCCATCGCATACATGGATGCTTGCACAGCGTTCTTTTGTTTCTCTGCACCTGAATATGAGCGTCCAGCAGTTTTCCAATCCCAGATAACACCAGAAGGTGAAATGTAATCCATTGTGCCCTCAATATAAGTGTCGTAGCCACCAATATTAATACCAATAGGCAACACGAAACGGTGCTCGGTTCTGCCACCTAGTTCCACGAATGGCATAATCGTTGTGTACCATGCAACACACATCGCATCAATGCACGACAAAATTTTGGTTTCATCAATACCAGTTTTGCGATGCGGTTCCAACGCCAAACGCTGATACTCGGCAATAGCACATTTAACTATCTCCTCAACTTCTTGACCGACCATGCCTTCTTCTTCGGCGGTGTTAATAAAAACTTCAATCGCATGATGCACAGCCGTACCAATGATGGTTGCATCACTAGCCATCCGCATCTGCGGATTTTTGTATGCAAGTCGTGCCCGTTCAGGACACATCAACACATCGTTCAGCCATGATTGTCGCACATAAATGCGCTTGTTTACAGTATCTAGTTTCATATTGCTCCTATGGGTAGTTTGTGATTATAACTCTAGTGGCTGAGTGTTGCGTTTACGCTTACGAATTTTCGTAACCGCAGACAAATCAAACCGCACACCAGTACGGTCAAACACTTCCTTCGTAACATGTGTAGGTGTCTCGTCTGTGCACAACGACAAGTCGTTCAACAACTCTCGGGCATATTTACGCTGACCAGCAAGGTCACCATATTTCGCTACATGTCGTTTATCAAACACCTTGCAAACATTCTTGGCAATATGTGCCGTGATACCGAACTCTTTGGCGATTTCAACCCACACAATTTTTTCGTGCGACAAATAATATTCTTCAAGCCGACCAATGAAATCAGGGGTAACTTCAAAACATTTTGGTAACCCACCAGTGGTACATGCCTGTAGATATTGTGTTGGGGTAATCCCCAACGCAACCATTATGGAAAGCAGCGACTCGTTCGGGAACTTGCTGTAAGCACCCTCAACATAGGCACGAATCAACTTCCACTTATTGAAAGTGTCACCCGATAAGTCCAACGCTTGTAGTTCGGACACCGCATTAGGTAACGCAACATGTGAGATGGACTCCGACCAAGCATCATAAAAGGTGCATAAATCTTGAAAATAATCCAACATCTTGTTCGTTGTCCAAGGCGCACTGTAACCACGCACCTCACACAACTGCCGACCCATCCACATTCCGTGAACACCATCAGATATCTGTATGCGAACACCCAACGGTTTCACATCCGCTAAATCATCATGTTTCATTATGGTTTCTCCAAAAAGTTGTAAACTTTTCCGTACATCATCTGCTCCAACGCCTCAATCTCGCCACACTTAGAACACACCTCGGTGCGGTTATCCAAACGACTAAGAGCACCAGCATACTTGCCAGCGTCCTTGTCGTTAGGAATAAACCCATCACACCTAGGACATTTCGGAAATGGCACCTCAACATATTTCTGTCTCATTTTTCCTCCAATATCTCTACCGTAACCAGCAAAGCATCTTTGATGCCTGACCAATACGAACCCAACACTGTGTCAGTTTCGTGCTCAATTTCCTGTAGTTCTGCGTGCTGTAGCATCGCATAAAAACCGCTACGCATAACATCAGGATTCCATTTATGTTTCAACATTACTTAACCTCCTCCATGAACACGGCACCCCCACTGGATGCCGAATGATTAATGCACAACGGCAAAGCCGACATACGAACGAACACAATTATCTCGTTATCACACTTCGGACACCTGTAAGTGCCAGCAGGGGATAAAGATTTACGGTGGGGCTTACGCCCCACCGTAACTTTCTTCGGACGAGCAGGTGCAACTGGTGCATCACACTCAACCGAAACATCAAACTCCGACATCATTCCTCCTCAATTATGCCCAACACAGAGGTGACCATGTGTTGCATGCACTTCTCAAATATTTCACGGCAACGCTCAGGCATTGAACCCAACTCGCCACCAATCGCACCATTCGCACCCAACTCATTAACTGTTTGGATTATGTAATCGTAATCATCTTTGTTGATTACCTTGTCACGGTACGACATACCAACAGAGGTACTCAACATGCGAGTAAACGAAACCGACTTCTCAATGTCCTTCGTCATTTGCTTGCACAAAAACTCGTAGAACACAGCAGGCAAATCATAATTCTCACCGTCATACGCTCTAGTTTCAGGATTCGTACCGCTAAGGATGACACAGTTGCCACGAATTTCTTGATTGAAAATCATGGAAGCCATGAGATTAACCTCCAAAGGAGGATTCAAAATCCTGCCCTCATCGTGAACATAGCCCACCAAAGTGAACATATCATCGGCTGACGGGTCACTACCCACATTGATGCGGACACAATCAAAGTGACCGCCAACCTTAGACTGAATATCGGCGATGTCACCGATAATGCAGGGTTCAGGTTCCTTACCTACCTCTGTGCCTATGACGGCACCCATTGTTATGCCTAACATTACAACCTCCTAAGTTGCATATTGCTTATTAGCATGGACAAATCATCCATACTAGATGCCATCGTCAGATGGCAAATCATTAAACCATTACTATTACTATATCTGACCGCTAGTACGCAGTTGTCAATCACCAATCTAAATCTTGGTCATACGGATAGTCACGACCATGTTTGTATCGCTGTGAACCTGACTCGTGGCTGAGTATGAATGCACACACCACAACCATCACAATCATGAAAATCCACAACCCGAAAAACATGTCCCAAATAGTCATTATGCCTCCTCCTCACAATAGTGTTCTTCGCTCTCATCAATCCATTCGGACAACAATTCTTCAAGAACTTCGTTGCCGAACTCAACCACACGACATGACAATTCGTTAGAAATTTCGTCTAACACGAACTCGCATTTGTTCTCATGCCAAGTAGGTTGATGCCCTTGTATGTCCTCGGGTATCCACTTGACGACCACTTCGTAACCCATAATTACCTCCATAATCAAGTCATGCTGGACTCATCAGCAACCGCAACACGGTTAGACACCCACAACACACAACACGCTGTGGGCGTTTCGTCCTAAAGGTTTGTTATATCAACTCCATTCCCTTGATTGTGGACACAACCCATTCCACAGGGTTCTCCATCATCGTGCCGAACCGCTCCTTGAGGCGTTCAATGCGAATGTCTGCACCATAATCAGCCGCATACTCTGTATGTGTTGTCGCACCATACGAGTGCTTAGAACCGCACCCAGCGAGTTCACGAACCGAGAATGTGATACGCCTCAGCATTGACGGGTTCGCCAAAGCGAACATCAACTCATCAATGTCCATCTGAGCCGTAGCGTCATGCAACTTGACAACCGTAGAGTGAACCCGATTACCGAAGGTAACCGCAGTCTCGCCCCACACCTCACAAGCGACACGCATCTTCTGCAAAGTGTCCACCAAAGCACACAGCACGATGCCACGCTGACGAATGAACTCGGCACTGAATGATGCAGATGCACCATAATCAATGAATATTTTGACAACCCGACCCATACGCTCATTCGGCATCGGAACGAAACTGTACATGCATTCAGGTTCGCCAGTGAGCCAACGACCCACATCAACAGCACCACCTGAGGTCGCATATTCCAACTCCGAAACCATGTCCAAACGGTTATCAATCTGCTCAGACAATTGTGACATGATTCGCTCAACCTCGGGACGAACCGCATGCCAACCCTCAACAGCCAACTTGTGAGCCTCCGCATAGTTCGCAGTTTCACAAAATGTGGTATCGCCTTTATCTGATTGCTGTTTGTTCGGGTTCGCATTGGCATAAGCCAACATGTCACCAAACGAATCAA